CGCGGTCGATCGCGTCCGGATCCCGCAGCGATGCGTAGAGCACCTCGAGCGGCTTGAATGCGAGCGGCTTGGTGTAGAAGTAGACGTAGTTCCCCGCCGCGGCGATCGACGCGAGGCCCGTGGCGATCACCACGGTGTTCGTCCCGCCACCGGACGAGATCGTGCTCCAGTGGATCGTGCCGTCGTCGAGCACGATGCCGATCTGGTCAGAGTCCGCGCTTGCGCTGCCGTCGGTCAGAGCGATCGACGTCTCACTGGACGGCTCGCCAGCCGATAGCGTGGTGCGCGTGTAGCTCTCGGTGGCCTTGTCGGACGTCTGCGCCGACGGGCCGAGCGTGTACTTGTGCTGGCTCTTCTGCGGAAAGAGGAACACCTCCTTGCGCAACCACACCTTCATGCCGGGCATCTGGTCGCCGAGCGAAGACCACTGCTTCACGAGCAGGTTGAGCGTGCGAAGCGCGACGGTCGAGTCTTCGGACGCGATTGACTCGCCGGCCTCGATCACCTGAATGTTCTCGAGCGCGTCGGTCATCACGTCGTTCGCCGTGACGATGTAGTCGAAAGATCCGGACTGTGCCATTACGCACCCCCGCCGTTGTCATTGAAGTAGTCGCGCAACGATGGCACCGTCGCTGCAGATCCAGCGCCCACACCGAGCAGCGGGATCTTTTTTTCAAGCCACAACTGCTTCACCTCTTGCGGAGGGATGCCGGTGACGTGCGACGTGATATTGATGCGGTCGCTGATGTGCCCGATCAGCGGCTTGCCATACTGATCAAGCGTCTCCGGATTGTGCCCGGCCCATCCGCCAGCCTGCCATTCCATCGGGAGGTGGCCGCGCTTCTTGGCTTCCTCCCTGAAGAAGTCGCGCACGTAGCCATAGGTCATGTTCGCTGGTGCCTGCAGGGGAGCGCCAGCGGCGCTGCGCAGTGGGAAGTTCTCCGCGACGATGCGATCGAGCGTTGCATCCTGCGTCTGCCCGCTGATGTTCCCGGCGAAGTGAGCGCCCTTCGGGTTCGTCATCGGATCGATGAACTCGTTCTGCTGAAGGTGCTCGAGGATCGGCTTGTGAGTCGTTTCGTACCGCGCGTGACCGTACGGATACGGCACTGCGCCAGGCACGGGATGCCCCTGCTCGTTGCGGAGGAACTGCATAGCGGCCATGCGTACGTTGGACGGTGGCGTGGCGTCTGACGTCGTCGCGCCGATGTGCGCAGCGAAGCGATCGAGCCATCGCGTTGCCTCTTCCGGGCCGTACATCTGCACCAGATCGTCATGCAGCTGGCCCATCTTGAACCACTCGTCGGATCCAGGCTTCGCCCGCGAGAACAGTTTGTCCCAGTTCGCCGCTGCCTCTGGCGTGAGGTCGCGGTTCACCCACTCCGGCATCCCTTTCTTGTGCGCCTCGACCTGCAGAGTCTCTCCGCGCAGCGGCTGGTACTTCAGCCCTTTCGGATCCCACACCGGAGCCATCTCGCCAGCGGAGAGCGACTTCGTCGCCGCGGTCATCTTCTTCTGCAGCGCCTTCTCGTCGTCGGAGAGGATCCGCTTCGCGTACCACTTGTTCTTCTTCTTATCGAACGCCGGTTCGTATCGACCGGGCTGCGGGCGAAACACGTCGAACTGAGAACCCTCGGGGACATCCATCCTGAAGTCCTGCAGCGCCTGCGTCTTGCGTGCCGCCTCTTCCACCACATCGGCAGGAGCAGCCGGTCCACCGCCGAAGAGTTCGCCCTCCGGCTTGAGTTCAGGTTTTGCCATGCGCTCAAGCATCGACTCTCCGGAGCGAGCCGCCTTCGCCATCTTCGTGATGCCAGCGCCGAGCCAGTTCGCAGGGTCAGCAGTCTCCTGCATCTGGCCCATGCGCTCTATCGCCGACATCGCATTCGCGTTGCGTGGATCCTGCGCAGCCCACTGCTCGCCGAAGACGGAGTTGCGCATCGCGTTCGCCGACTCAAGCTCCGACGGCGTGGGCGCACGAGGCCCTTGTGCCGCGAGCACGGCCTGGTCGAGACGACTCGGCACGACAGCAGTGTGCTCACCGTACATCGACTTGATCGCATCGATGATCCCACCGACTCCGGTGCGGACACCCTGCGATGCCAGCAGCTGCTCGAGCGGGTCCACTCAATACCCCATCTTCCTGCGCATGATGTCGGGCGCGGTTTCCCACGTCGACGGGTTGAACTCCGGTCCCGGCTGCAGGTTCAGGCGCCGGATCGTTTCCTGACCCGCGGGCGTGATCACCTGCTCCGGATTCTGCAGCTGCTGGATCTGGCGCTCGACGCCCTGATTGTCCGGGACGGCGCTCCCGGTGAAGTAGTCGCGCAGGCCCTGCCCGATGCCCTTGAAGCCGCGGGCGAGTTCTTCGAAGGTCGCAGGCGACTGCGCACCAGCCTCGCCGCTCTGGTCGTCAGACTTGCTCAGGAGCCACTGTGCGAGCCGCGTCATGGCCTGCCCGCCGGGCATCGCCAGCATCAGCTGCGGGTTCTGAGCGGCGAACTTTGCGGGCGTATAGCCTGCCGTGAGGGCACCGAGGCCGATCGCCGCAGGAACGCCGCCCATGCCGACCGCGGAGCGCATCGCGCCCTGATGCTCGTACGGGGCGAAGGCGGCGCCAGCAGCGGGATCTCGGGCCGCGAGCGCGACTCGCATCCGGTACAGTTGCTCAGGCGAGGCCCGATCGATGTCAGCCTGCGAGAAGTAGCTTCTCAGGTTGTCCATGCTCCCTCCGTTGTCGCCCGGTGGCGACTAGAAAAGCTTCCCAGACATCGTCCGGATGAATCTGCGCCTGACACATCGCCACCCCGGTGACATCGTCGCGCCAGCACGAGTTGAAGCCGGTGTGCAGCATATGGCACGGGTAGCAGTGCACGCCCCTCGGCGGAACCATCGCGCACGTGTTCAGCCAATCGCGCGGCAGGTTCTCGATCGTCGAGTGCGACAGGAACAGGATCTTCGCTACCTTCTCGTTCATGGCGACTGCGTTCATGGTTCCAGTTTCCGCTCCGATCGCCACCGTCGCAACCTGCGCGAGCGCCATCGCCTGCCTGATCGAGATCCGCCCGGCCAACTTCCACACCCGCGGCTCTTTCTCCCACCCCGTCTCGAGGATCTGGTCGTACTCGCCACCCACGAGCGCGATGTGCCACTTCGGGAACTCAACGAGGATCCGCGCGATCATCGTATCCATGTGAGGCCACGCCTTGTGGACCGCCGAGCCGGACATCGAGATCATCACCAGCTTCCCGGTGCCGCTGATCTTCTCCAGCTGGCGCGACGCCCAGTTCGCCTCTTCAAGGGAAGGCCAGAACCGCTGATCGTGCGGGTTGATCGGAAGGCCGGCGACCTTGCCCATCATCTCGACGTAGTTGTGATTGCACAGCGCGTGCCGCGCCTCTTTCGCCCACCGGAAGTGCGGGCGATCGATCGTCGCGAGCAGGTTCTGCTCCACCACCGCAGACAGGTTGATGAACTTGTCGTTGTGCTTCGACAGGTATTCGAAGTAGAAGTCGAGCCATGCGTTCGGCACCTGGTCGCGATCCTGCACGATGAACTCATCGATGTTCGGGTCGTGCATCAGCGCCTCGTACGCCATCGTGCTCACGTTCGCCTTCACCCAGTAGCCCTGACGCTTGAGCGCAGCGAAGATCGGAGCAGTCTGGATCGCGTCGCCGAATGCGCCGTAGCGCACCACCCACGCGGTCTTTCTCGTCGGCGCGATGCGCCCGACGCACTGCTTGTCCTCGCGCTTCTGGTACACCTGAAAGAACGAGTACTCGTTCGTCTCGTTGCGGTCTTCGTCGCGGAGCTTGTCCCACCCGTTCGAATCCTTCGCCACCTCCATCATCGCCTGCTCGATGTCGAGCGGAATGAAGTCGTGCTTGTGATCCGGGTTCGCGCCGTCCATACCCTTGTTCGGGTAGAACTTGCGATGCGGCAGATAGAGCACGAGGTAGCCGCCGGGCTTGATCACGCGCCACCATTCCCTGAGCGCCTTCTTGTAGTCGGTGATGTGCTCGAGCAGGTGCGAGGAGAAGACGGCATCCACCGACCGGCTCGCGATCAGGCGTAGCTCGGTCGCGTCCGGGATCGTGAGATCCGGGTCCATCTGCACCCCGAAGAGCGCCGTATCCTTGCGGTTGTCGATGCCGATGAAGTGGGGGAAGGTCTTGTGCGGGCCGCACCCGACGTCGAGCACCAGCCCGCGCGTGTAGGGCACGATCTCCCACATGATCTTCGCGTTCTCTTCGCCCTGCGGATCGTCTTTACGCCAGACCATCGGTCACTCCCAGACGAAGATGTAATCGCCGACGATGGCCTTGACCATCTTCGCGCCCCACGACTCGAGCAGTCGCACGACCTCGTCGTCCGCGACACCGTAGCGTTGCGCGTTCTTCGGCTTCGCCTCGACGATCATCACCGGCTTGTGGCGCAGGATGGTTTCTTTCCCGCCTTGGCATACGAACGGCTCGTAGCCCTCGACGTCGATCTTGATGAAGTCGATCACTTCGAACTTCATGTCGTCGAGGCGCTGCATCGGGACCGGGATAGCACTGTCCAGCACGTCGTCCACGTGGCTCTTCCCGGACAGCCCCCACTCGGCCTTGATGCGCGTCTCGCGCGTCTCGGCGCCCAGAGCGATCGGGAACATGGTCGCCTTTCCGTTGACCTTGTAGTCGGCCATGTTCTGGTGCCAGATCTCGATGTGGCCGGGCAGCGGTTCGAAGCAGATCACGTGATCGAAGAACTCGGCCAGCTGCACCGTCCAGATCCCGCAGTGAGCACCGATGTCGAGCGCGATGCGACGGCGGTCCTCGGGGACGTACTTCATGGCCTCGACGAGCTTCGAATGCTGGTACTTCGCCCCCGCGGCGACCATCACGCGCTCGGTTTCGTCGTCTGGGAGCCAGATTCCGTTGACGCGCTTCATGCCGCGGCCTCCCGCATTCCAGGGAGCGCCCACTCCTTGCGCATCCCCTTGTAGTGCAGGACGGCTACGTCGCAGTCGTCCTCGCGGCTGCAGGGCACGTGGTTGTACTCGTCGCCGACGACCATCACCTTGTAGGTGCCGGTGGCGATCACCTCGGCCAGCGCGATCATGTCGCCGATCCACAACTGCTCCCGCTCCGGGTAGGTCAGGATGCGGGCCGTGCAGTCCGCCCAGAACTTGCCAGAGCGCGAGAAGGTGCAGCCCATCGTGTACGGCGCGATGTCGGACAGCTTCACGAGCTTCTCGTCGTGCTCGGATCCGGGGAACTCCTTCGGCGGCTGATGGGCGTTCGCTGGCTCGCCCGGTCGCCATCCGGCGGACAGCTTCCAATCGGAATTGACCTTGCGCCCGGTCACCGCGACGTCGAATCCGCGCTCGCGGTCGAACACCTCGAGCACGTTCTTCTTGAACCGCACGTCCGGCTCGGTGAAGACGATCTCCTCGCCCATCAGGTGTGCAGCCTCGTGCGCTCTCGTGCGCCACGCCATCAGCGGGACGTCGCGATCGACGCGCATACGGATGTCGGACGCCTCGACGAACGGCGTCTCGCGATCGGTGACGTGCATCACCTCGACGCCGGGCATCACCTGGTGGATGTTGTTGCAGAGATCCTCGCACAGCGTGCGATAGAGCGGCGAGAATTGCTTGTGTGCGTCCACATAGGCGAACGCGATGATGCGTTGTTGTTTCATGCGGGATGCCTCTGGCAAGCGAACACCATGTCGGACGGGCCATCGAGGGACTGCTCGACGATCACGAAGTGCTTGCGCAGCATCGAGGCCCACCAATCGATCGGATACCCGGCGCCCTCCTTGCGCTCGGCGTGGATCATAAAAATCGCCACCTTCGACGTCATGGTGCGGATCTCGCGCAGCACGTATTCCACGCACTCCGGCTCCACGTACTCCATGACGTTGCCCACGAACACGACGTCGGCAGGCGCAGGCTGGTCGATCGACTGCTTGCCCGGATAGAACGGATCCCACTCGTGCACGAACACGTTCTGGAGCGCCGGGAACGCAGCGTAGAGGTTGTGCTTGAGCCGCCCGGACCCGCAGCCGTAGTCCAGCACGTGGCAGTAGCCCATCTGCTTCTGCAGCTGCGCGGCGAGCATGAACACCCGCGGCGCCGGGTCGAAGCGCGGGTCGCCGCTCCATGCTTCTTCCGGGACTTCGCCGGTCCACTTCGCGTAGTGCTGCGGCGTCCAGGCCTGATCGAGCGGCTTGCGCATCTCCTCGTACAGCCTGTTCTGCTCGGCCATGAGGGTGTCGCCGTGAAACTTGACGTTGAGGCCCGGCAGGCGGTCACGCAGCGCGACGAGTTCCTCGCCCTGACGCGCGAGCGTCATCGTGGTGAAGAACTTCCGCCCGCTGGCGAGCTCAGTCTCCAGCACGTGCTCACCGCGCGGCTTGTTGTAGGCGTAGCAGTTGACGACGTTGTCCTCGCGCTTCTCGATGCTGCCGTCCACGCCGTAGAACTCGATCGTGCGATAGCCCATCGCCGCCGCGAGGTAGATCATGCGCGTGCCGCACATCGAGCCGCCGCCGATCCCGAGAAACGTCGGATCCTCAGGCGTGCAGGCCGCGAGCGCCGCCTCACGATCGCTCTTGCCATCCTCGCCGGTCACAGACGTTGCGAGGAACTTGCGCACCTTGGCACCCTTCTCTTTCGCCCGGTCGAACAGGTCAGGATGGCACTGCATCCCGAGGAGAAGCTCGACAGGCTCGTGCTCGTCGAGGTAGTCGAGATCGTGAACCTTGCGCTGCTTCGGATCCACGATGATGTGGATGTTGGGCCGCACGCCTTGCGAGAGCAGCCATCCGCACGTCATGTTGGACGTGTAGACGTCGTACTGCTCGCTTTCGCACCGGCCCTTGATCTCCGGCAGGAACTGCCTGATCGACGGGCCACCGCCGATGTAGACCATCGTGCGGTTCGTGTACTCGCGCGGCTGCGCGTTCGGCACGTCATGTCGGAGCGCGTTCGCGGCGACCTGCTCGAGGATCTGCTCGCGCGACGTTGCCTCTTGCCCGTACGGCATCTCGGCGAACACGCCGTCCTTGTCTGGTGTCAGCCCGTGCTTCGCGTACCACTCCGCAAGCTCCTCCTCGGGAATGGTCGATACGTCACGAGCGAGCAGGGCCTGTCTGGTGACCGGCTGCTCTTCGGTCGTTGCTTGATCAGTCATCGATACCTCGTTGTGAATCCGGGGGCCGAAGCCCCCGGTTACTGCGTTTTAGGTGAGACGGGCCGCGAGCGAGTAGGTCGATCCCGGCACGATGCGGTACTGGTATTCGACGCACAGCTGCGGTGCGCTCGCCCCCGCGCCCACGCCGATCTCGATGCGATCGGTGAAGGACGTGAGCGTGCGGTTCGCGGTCATCGTCACGGTGCCGATGAACTCGTTGATGGATTCCTCCAGGGTGAGGAGGGCCATGACCGAGCCATTGAACAGCACCGTGATGATGAGGGTCGTGGTCGATACCGCCAGACCGAGGATCATGGTGATCCCCGTCACCACCGCGGCAACACGCGATCGGAACGTCAGCCCGTGCTGTGCGGTGGTGGCCGTTGTGGTCGCCGCCGACATCACCTGCTGTCGCATGATCGTGTAGTTGGGGTGGTCGTACGCAAAGCTGACTGCTACTGTCATGTCATTTCCTTCGGCTTCGCCGCCTCCCGGCTACGCCAGAAAAACCAGGTGGGAGGGAAGGCTCCCGTTTAACGTCGGACGGACACTCGCCGACGGTTGATGCTCTACGCGGAGATGCCCCGCTCGGCCCTTAGGATGCCGAATCGACCTTGATCACGCGCACCTGCGCGGGATCGCTGGTCGAGTAGTGGACGATTCCGAAACCGCCGAGGTAGTACCACGCCACCCCCTTGCTCCGACCGTAGTCGGTGGGGATCTTGGCTCGGATCTCCTCAGGCGTGTTGATGGCTTCCGCCACCGTATCCTCGCCGCAGAAGAAGATCCAGTCGCCAGCGGTGTCCCACGCTTCCGCCGTGTCGGTGTACGGATCCCACAGCGTCGCATCGACCGCACCACCTTTCGGGATGTTGGTCTGCTCGATGTAGCGGGTGTTCTCGTACCGACCGCGCTCGCCGTTCATCACCATCCCGATGCCGCGCTCCGTGTACTGGAACAGCGTCTCGAGGTAGTTCTTCAGGCTGCGCAGGGTGGACGGCCATGCGATTGCGTAGTAGTCGTCCGCGACGTAGGCCGGGATGTTGCGTTCCTTCATCAGGTCCGCCATCGCCCGGCTGTCGCCGACGTCCCACACGCGGGTGCTCGTGGTCGTCGAAGTCCCGGTCGTCACGAGCACGTAGGTGCCGCTCGTGGCCGAGCCATTCGGCGTGTACCGAAGCAGCGTCGTGTTGAACTGCGCGTGCGCCAGGATGTCGAAGACCTTCGCTGCGTCGTTGCGCAGTGCCTTCATCACCGGACGCCGCACGCTTGTCTTCGCGAGCGCCTCGAGCTTGCCCGAGTAGGGAACCGAATTGCCAGCTTCCGTGATCGTCAGGGTGCCCTGGATGATCGTGAAGTTGGTTTCCGGCACGGTGTTGGTTTCCGTGAGCGTCCGCCCGCGCGTCTGCACGTTGGACACCACGTCCCACGTGAAAGACTGACCCTTGTGCATCCCCTGCATCGACGCATCCTTCACGTCGCACAGCTGACGGAACTTGGTCATCGGTTGGACGGAGTCGCGGAGTTCGTCGCTCAGGTTCAGGGCGTAGAGAAAGCCCCCGAGCGAGTTCACGCTCCATAGTTGACCTGCCATGTTGAGTGCTCCTTAATCGATCTGTTGCCCTCGGGCCTTCGCCATCTTCGCAATGGCTTGGGCCGTCGTGAGTGGTTTGGGTTCGGCCTTCGGAGGTGCGCCACCGCCCGTACCTGCAACGGCAGCAGTTGCTTTCTCCTTGCGCTCCACCCTCGCTTGGCTCGGGGCCATCGATCCACCTTGTGGGGCACCCTGAGCAGGCGCTGCGCCGGTAGCGGTAGCAGGCCACTTCTCCTTGGGCACGTACCGTTCCCGCAGTTCCTTGCCGATCTCGTTGTAGACCGTGCCCCACGGGCGTCGATCGCCCATGCGGCGCATCCGGTCTTCCATCGTGAAGGCAAGTTCCAGCAGGTTCGGGTCGCCGACCACGTCGGGATACCTTTCCCCGAATTGCTTCGCAGCGTCTCGCTGGTCAATGACGGCGATCGTGTGGGTCCGCGCTTGGGATGCCACCGTCGTCGCCACGTCCTGAGCGATGATGTTGCGAAAGTCTACGAGCGCCTGCTGTGCATCTTCAGGCGTTCCGTATTGAATCCGTTTCGCAGTCTCCACGATGAGGTTGTCCATCGCGTTCTGCTCTTGACTCTTCGGCGGGGCCTCGCGGTGCTGCGGCTGCTGCAGCGCCTTGGCCTGCTCGAGAATCTGCGCCGCAAGGCCGAGGTTCACATCGGCTGCGGTTTCCTTCTGGTACGCGGCGATGCCGCGCTCGATCACCTTGTCGATCGGGACGAACTGCTCCTCGCCGTTGATCACGACGCGGCGGAACTTGCTCGGGTCGCTGTGCTCGTCTACTTCCGCGGGCGCAGCGGCGCCGGTCTGATCACCTCCCGACGCAGGCTCTCCCGCACCCTGCGTGCCATCTTCCGGAGCAGCGGGTGTTTCATCAGGCTCCGCAGCCGCTTGCGGTTTCTCACCGCCGTCGCCCTGCGCTGCAGGAACGAAGACCTCGTTTCCATTGTCATCGACTCCGATGTCGCCCGGAATGGTTTCCTCCCGAGCAGCTGCGGAGCGTGCGATCTCCTTGAGCGTCTGCGCCCGCGAGTGATAGTGGAAGTCCTGACCCTCCAGCGGAGAGTCATCCTTGTCGTCGTCCGGGAGCGGTGCGCTCCTCGGCTCGGGGTTCATGCTCGTCGCATCACTGAGCTCAGTGGTCGCTGGTGCGCCACCGGCCTCGGGTAGGGATTTCTGCTTGCGCTTGCTCATGCGTCCTCCGGTGCTTCGGCTTGTCGTACGTCGAGTTCCTGCACAGCGTTCTTGCCCTGCACGTACAGGTAACGCAGTAGCGTTGGGAACTCACGGTAGCGGCGGATCTCGGAGCGCAGGAATGCGCCCTTGACCGCGTCGCTCGGGTCAATCTCGAGCAGGGCCTCGATCGCCGCCTGCTCTTTCTGCTTGCAGATCCCGACCATCACCTGCCCGAGTTCGCTATTGAGCAGCCGCTCGGCGTCGAATCCGATGATCGCTTCAGCCTGCAGTGTCTCGTCAGCCATCGGTCGTTGCTCCGAGGTTCTTCATCGCGGCATCGATCTGGCTCGCGATGTCCTGAGCGTTCTGCACCACCGCGGCGACGTCGGCCTCGCGGCCAAGCGGGTCCAGGGCTGCGGCCTTGCGCTGCAATTCCTCCGCAGCAGCCTGCAGTTCGCTCAAGCGTGGTTCGGCTCCCGGTGCTGTAGTGGCGTGCGCCTTGTGCTGACTGTCGGTCTGGCTCTTCAGCGTCGTGTTCAGGCTCGGCGGCGCAGCGCCGATGTGGTCGCGTTCGAACGCAAGCTCGCGGATCGCCTGCGCGACCGCACGCTGCAGGAGCGCCATCTCCTCGCGCAGCAGCTGCATCTGCTCGTTCTGGGCCTGCGTGCGCTTGGACATCGCGTGCTCGACGGCATCGCTCGCGGCCTTGAACATCGTCTGGGCGTTCTGCTCGGCCTCGGAGACGATCTTCTGGGCCAGCTGCTGTGCGTTGTCGAGCACCTGCTTCTGGAAGTCCTGTGCACTGAAGAACCGGCGACCGTCGGCGTACCCGAGGATGCTGAATAGCTCGGTCGAGATCTCCTGAATGTTCGCGCCGGGCAGCGGGTTCTGCGTCATCGCGGTGAGCATATTCATGCCGGTCGTGAACCGCATCAGGCGCAGGTTCGGATCGGTCGCGGCCTGACCCACGTTGATCGTGGCGTACATCTTCGTCCCGAGCAGCTGGTCGAGCGTGATCTGCTGCTGCTGCATGAGCGCACCGAGGCCTGCAGCGTTGAGCGCCGCGGTGATCACCTCTTGGTCCGTCTCGTATTCCTTCTCCAGCAGCAGGCACTGGTTCAGCGTCGGGATCACCCACGTCTGCACCCACGTCTTGATGGTGTACTCGGTCATCGCCGAAGCGCCGGCGTTGAGCAGTTGCAGCCCGCCAACCGTCTCGTTCAGGTTGCGGTTGCTGTTGATCGAGGATGCGGAGAACGAGCCGGTGAGTTCGTCGAACTCGGCATTGAGGCGATCCTGCTCCTGAAAGCTTGACCCGGTGACGTCGGTGAACTCGAGTACCTTCACGTCGGCCTCGACGTTGCCCACCGCAGTCGTCGCGCCGGGGATGTTGTTGCGCAGGTTCGATGTATCGATGTTCGCGCCAGCCCGCGTCAGGTACTGCTTGTTGAGCACGAGCTTGACGTTGTCGAGGCGCTGGTTCGCTACCTCGTTGGCCTCACGGGTGATCGGCATCGACATCCCCGTGAGGCCCTTCGGCACCACCCGGTGCGTCTCGATCGCGCAGACTCCCATCGTGATCGGGATCTCGCCGTGCAGGTACACGTCGCCGAGCGGCTCGGGATCGGAGAGCATGAGTTCGTCGCCGATCGTCCAGTACACCATCTTCTTGCCCTTGCGCTTCACGAAGTACTCGCGCAGGAACACGATGGTGAAGTCGTTCTCGTCTTCGGTGTGCTCGGTGTAGGGGTCCTGCTTCTTCTCGTTGCGGGCCTGACGCTCGGTCGCCGAGTCGTTGTCCATCCCCGCGGCGATGATCTGCTGGCGCGTGTACTTGCGCCACTTCGGCGCGTTCGGTGGCGGATCGTCCATCCGCTCCTCGACGTCGCACAGGTACATCGGAACGATGCGGATCACGTAGGGCGACGTGCCGATCACGTCGTACCACTTCGCCGCCGGGCTGAAGCGCACCTGGTCGACGGGCATCAGTTCGATGCAGAAGTGATCCTGCTTGACTCGGCGCTGCGTCTCTTCGCGCTTGACCTCGAGCGTCTCTCCGGTGTCAGGGTCTTGCGCCTGCACCAGCTGCTCGACCGTCTCGTCCTCGTAGGCGTATTCCCAGTAGTTGTAGCTGATGCAGACGCCGGTCTTGAATGCGTCCTGCGCCGCGCCGATCGCGATCAGGTACCACGGGATCGAGTGCTTCAGACGGTAGGTGACGAGCGCCTTGCCAACGCGAGCGCCGAGCGCAGCAAGCGCATCCCCTTGGTCGAATGCCTTGGCGTCGAGTAGCTCTTCTCCAGAGAAGAGCGCGGCATCAACGGCAGACTCGTGACGTCGCACCATCGTGCGAGGTTTCGTGCGAAACGTCTTGCTGCGGTACTTGTACGCCTCGGAGTAGTACTTGCTGTCCTGAGGGTGCCGGGAGTCGAACGCCCGGATGGCGTCGTCGACCTGCTTCTGGAGATTGGCCGTGTAGTAGTCCGTCGATGCAGTGTAGGCATCGCGGGCGAGCTTGAGCCACGCCGCATCCTTGTCCTCCGCTTGGGGATTCTCGGCTGCTGAGTCGCCGACATGCCTCTGCGTTATGGTGAAGGCCACTCGTTATCTCTTCATGTTCGCCCCTTCTTCACTTGTTCGTCTCCTCGTTGTTTAGATCGGGATCCCGGCCTTGACCGTGGTCTTTCCGAATCGCTGGATCTCGAGCGCCTCGACGCCCTGCATCCCGTCATTCGCTCTGCGCCGCAGGCTCGCACGCTCCAGCAGTTCGCCCGCGGCTCGCTGCACGTCACGCCGGCGCTTCGTCGCGTCGTGCATGATGTCGTTCAGCTGATGCACCATGCCCCACTTGCCGCTGATCAGGTAGTTGTAGACCACCACGATGCCGCCGTCGATGCGCACCCACCAGCGATGGTGCGGGTAGGCCTGATGCAAGTCGTTGAGGATGTCGCGCCCGAGCGTGTCGTTCGCCGGGTCATCGCTGAACCACCCAGTAGCACCGCCCGGTCCCCACTGCTTCCGAAGAATCGCGGGGGAACCGGGCGGTGGCGCTTCAGCAGCGACGGCATTCAGCGGCTGACCATCACCTCCGAGCAGCACGGGCGTGGCTTCGCTCACGTCAGAAGAACTCCGGCTTGGCGATCGCGCGGGTGAGCGCCATCAGGCCCTGCTGCAGGTGCGTTGCGCCGATCGATGCCCATCGTGGATCACCATTCGCCGCCTTCACGAGATCCACGAGCGCCTCGAGTTCTGCACCCTTGGCCTTGATCGTGTTCATCGTTGCGATCTCTGCCTCGTTGAGTTCGCGGTAGCCGACGATCTTGCGGTGCTGGTTGTCCATGCGCCCTCTCAGGTGGGTTCGTAAATGCCGCTCGTGCGGCGATCGGTGGACAGGAACTTGCGGCCATCCTTGAACTTGTAGACGACCTCGTCCTTGCCCCACTCCGGCCCCCACTGCTTGAGCACCTCGGCCCGGTAGTCGATCTGCCGCGTCTGCACCTTCTGGGATGCCAGGATCTGGTTGTACGCTTCCGATGCCATCATCGCCCCCGTTCACGTAGCCGGTTGCGGCGCTTGCGGGCCGCACGCTTGTCCTGCGCCACCGTGTGATGCCTTCAAGAAACGTCGGTGGCTGGCGGACCTGAAACGGCTTCGGCTTGTCCATTTGCGCGGAGTGTAGGCGTTCGATGCGTGGAACGCAACTAATCGCCCGGCTCCTCTGCAACGTCGGGCACCTCGTTCTTCCCCTTCACCCGGTTCGCACCGAAGGCGAAAGTCAGGTTCCAGGCGTCCGCGAGATCAGGCGACTCGATGCCGCGCTTCTTCGCATCCTCCTTGGACTCTACAAGGATACGCCCGTCGCTCGTGTACGAGTAGCGTATGCACGTGAGTTCGGCGATCAGGTCTTCGTCCTCCAGCAGCCGCGAGTTCAGGGCCTCGAGCCATTCGCGCGAGAGCC